GGCAGCGGAATGAGGTTCTCGAAGTGGGAGTGGCTGGAGCTGTCCGTCGTCACGATCCCAGCCAACTCTGAAGCGATGCTCACTAGTGTAAAATCTATCGATGACATCAAAGCGCTGGACAGGCAGGCGACAAAAGCTGTAGTGGAGAAATCTGCTTCAGCCACGTCTGCCGTGGCTCAGCGTCCGGAAAGCTCCCAGGCCGCCCCAGGCCAGCGTCAGAGCGAGCGATCCAAATCCCACCAGCCCGGCCTCTCGGGACCCGTGAAACTCATTGCAGGCTCGTCGTATCCGACGAGCGCAGCGTCAAAGGACGCAGCTGCCATGAATATCGGCGAGAAGATCGCTCAGCTGGAAGCCACGCGGCTCAAGAAGGTTGAGGCGATGAAGAAGGCGATGGAGCCTTCGCTTGAGAACAACGAAACCACGGACGCTGCCGCGCAGGAAGCGTACGACACGCTCGAAGGCGAGGTCTCCGCGATCGACAAGGACCTCGACCGCCTCCGCAAGCTCGAAAAGCTCGAAGCAGCCACGGCCAAGCCGGTCGAGGGCACCACAGAGCGCAAGGGCAGCGAAGGCCGCGCGCCGACGATCATCGTGCGGACGCAGGTGAAGGCCAAGCCGGGCATCCGGTTCGCTCGGTACGCTCGTTGCCTCGGTCTGGCTCGGCGCACCGGACGCGATCCGGTCATGATGGCGGAAGACCTGTACAAGTCCATCGATCCGGAAATCATCGACGTCGTCAAGGCGAACGTGGTCGCCGGCAGCACGCTCAGCGGTACCTGGGCGGCTGATCTAGTCTCGGCCGAAGGTGGAGTCTTTGGCGACTTCATCGAATTCCTCCGGCCGCAGACCATCCTCGGCAAGTTCGGCGTCGGCGGAGTTCCCAGCTTGCGTCAGGTACCGTTCCGCACCCGTCTGATTTCTCAGGTCGGTGGCGGGCAAGGTTACTGGGTCGGAGAAGGTAAGCCGAAGCCGGTGACTGCATTCGACTTCAATGCCACGTCTCTGCCTCCGCTGAAGGTCGCCAACATCGCCGTCGTCACGATGGAGCTGTTGCGCGATTCTTCGCCGTCGGCCGAGATGCTGATCCGCGATAGCCTCGCGGCGGCATTGCGCGAACGCCAGGACATTGACTTCGTCTCGCCGTCGAAGGCCGCCGTGGCGAACGTTTCCCCCGCGTCGATCACGAACGGCATCACGGCGCTCGTCTCGGGCGGCAACTCGGCGGACGATATCCGCGAGGATATCCGGCGACTGCTGAGTGCCTTCGCGGAAGACAACAACCCTCCGACCTCGGCCGTGCTCATCATGCCCGCGACCATTGCCTTGGGTCTCGGCCTGATGCGCACCACGCTCGGCGCACGGGAGTTCCCGGACGTCAGCGTGAACGGAGGAACCGTCGAAGGACTGCCAGTGATTACGTCGCAGTATATGGCAGGTCCGACGGCGGGCGACTATGTCATCTGCGTCAATGCGCAGGACATTTACTTCGCAGACGACGGCGGGATCGACATCGACATGTCGACCGAGGCGTCGCTGCAGATGCTCGACAACCCGACGGTCGATTCGGTCACGCCGACGGCAACCTCGCTGGTCAGCCTTTGGCAGACGAACTCGGTCGGCTTCCTCGCCGAGCGAACCGTCAACTGGATGCGGCGCCGCAACGAGGGCGTTCAGTATCTCAGCTCGGTCAACTGGGGCGAGCCGGGTTCGTAAGCTCGCAGTCGTCTCCCTGATAACTCTGAAGCGGCGGGTGAGAAATCATCCGCCGCTTTTCTTTCGGAAACCTGTCTAGTGGAGATTCCCAAATGGTGAAGCTGATTGCGAAGCGTCGCTTTCGCTATCCCTCCGGCGGCGGCCGATTCTATCAGCCGGGTGACGAGGTAGACGTACCTAAGAAGGTCGACGCCGACATACTTGTTCGCGTGCTGCAAAAGGCGTCGTATGCGCCGCGAGTTCCGGAGACAAAGATGATGAAGCCAGAGACCGCCGCTCCGCAAGCGGCACCGAAGCAGACCTATCAGACCCGCGACATGGCTGCGCAGCCCTCTGGAGCGCAGCTTGCGATGTCCACCGAGTCGCAGCCGGAGCTGGTGCCGGAACAGCCGCAACGACAGCCTTCGCTGGGTGATCGCGCGCGTCATTCTTTGATGAGCGACGAGCTGGCGAAGTACAGCAAGAAAGAGCTGATCGACATCGCGGTCAATGAAATGGTCGTGCATCAAGCATCCGATCCGAAGCCGGACCTGATCAGCAAGATCGTGAAGCACCGCATCGCGAAGGCGCCGAAATGATCATCGATGAGTTCGGCAATCCTCTCGTACCTGCCGTGATCGAGCCGCCGATCGCGAAGGCAACGCAGTCGGTCCCGTGGATGAGCGGAGGCTGGTACCCGCTCGTGCGCGAGAGTTTCCCAGGCGCGTGGCAGAGGAACATCGTGGTGAACCGCGACACGGTGCTGGCATATCATGCCGTGTTCGCCGCGATGACTCTGATCGCGTCCGACATTGCGAAGCTCCGCATGAAGCTGATCCAGCTCGAAGGAGGCATCTGGATCGAGACGACGAACCCGGCATATGATCCGATCCTGCGCAAGCCCAATGCTTACTCGACGAGAATCCAATACTGGGAATGCTACTATCTGAGCAAGCTCTCCTCCGGCAACACGTTCGTGCTGAAGCAGAGAGACAGCCGCGGC